GGGGAGGTCGACGTACCCGAGGGAGTAGCTGGGCTTTAGTTTCTAAACAGACCCAGAAACCCCCGGCCTACCGGTCGGGGGTTTCCTTATCGCGGCAGGGTGAACGTCGGGCCGAACAGGTCGCGGATGTCGACCTCGAGCTCGTCGCAGAGCGCCAGCAACCGGTCGACCCGCGGGTACGCGGTGGCGGCCTCGACCGCGGTCAGGTGCTGGCGGCTGACGCCGGCCCGCTCGGCCAACCGCTCTTGGGACAGCCCGCGCCACTCGCGGGTAATCCGCAGCCGCCGAGCCATCTCGGCGATGCGGGTATCCGGGCTGTCCACGGCCGTTGACGTTACAGACCGTAACAGCGACCGGCACCCTACCGTCATAGGCAGTCTGTCCATAGCAGTGGACGGCCCGTCTATGGTGGCCTTACTCTCGGGCCATGGAGCAGGCCCAGCGCGATGACGAGTACTTGGACCACATGGCGCGGCTGGCCGAGCTCGCGGACCTCGGCGGCGGCCGGTACATCACCGAGACGGCGTCCGGCCCGAGCCGTTAGGCGGCCCCGGACGACTCGCCGCCGAAAGTGAACAGCTGCAATCCGGCCAGGTGAGCCCGGGTCGCGTAACCCCAGCTGGCGAGGGTGACGGCGACCAGCGGGCTGAGGTCGACCGTGGTCGCCTTGCGCGCCCACGCCCAACCGCCGTCGCCGAGGTCGCGCCGGCGGGCGCCGGCCAGCGCGGCGGCAAGTTCGGACTGGCCCAGGTGCCGCAGCGCGGCGTTCTCGAGCGCGCAGGCGTCGTAGAACGCCTGCGAGGCGTGCGCCACGCCTCCGACACCGGGCTTGAGCACCTCGATCCCGGCGGCGGCCAGCGGGGCGATGAGCGAGCCTGCCGGGCCCTTGTCATCGACCACGACGGCGCACGGATTCCACTTCCGCCGCAGCTCGACCAGCCGGTCCACCATCCAGCCCGTCCCCGGTCGGTGGTCGACGAGCTCGACGTGCACGCGGCCGTCACGGCGCCGGCCGGCCACGCCGATGGACCCGTACGAACGCTCCGGGGTGATGTCCGCGGCGAACGCGCGGAGGCCCTCGATGCGGGAGGCGGGATCGGTCAGCGCGGCCCAGTCCGCGAAGGCGATGACCGTCCAGTCCTCGGCCGGCATCTCGTCCGGCCACCAGTTCAGGTACGCCCTGCAGAACTCGGGGAGGTCCAGCCGCTCGTACTCGCCCTGGATGGTCTGCTCGGTGACGGTCCATCCGAGCGCCGGCATGGTCGCCCACCAGGTGGCCGGATCCGCCGGGTCGGCCTCCGGCGGCGCGGACCACTCGAAGTAGGCGACGCTGGATTTATTGGAACGCGTTCCAGTTAATCGCTCCCGGCCGGCGTCGATCTTGCCGCGCAGGTAGGCGCTCTTGAGGGTGCCCGCGGTCGACGGAACCCAGAGTTGCGGTTCGGGGCGGGTGATCATGGTGGGCGATAGTCCCTGCTCGACCCGGGCATCCTCCTGCGACCAGGCCTCGTCGATCACCGCTAAGTCCAGGGTCTCGGAGTGGCCGGCGTCCTCGTTCGGGGCGGTGATGCCGTGCATGGACCCGGTGATCCACTTAATTGCCTCCTGCCCTCTCTGGCGCCGCACCGTGAACAGCGACGCCAGCGGCGAGGCTTTGAGCATCTCGACGTGCTCGTCCTCCCACTTGGCGAGCGCATGGTTGCGGGTCTGCGCGGTGTAGCGGATGTTCTGCCGGCCGCCGAACGCCAGCGCCCGGTGCACCATGACGGAGAGCGTGAGCAGGGTCTTTCCCTGTTGTCGAGAAATCGTCAGGTCGACCTCGCGGTACGCCAGCCGGCCGCTACGCGGGTCGACCTCCAGTGCCACGTCGGCCACGAATCTCTGCCACGGCATCAGAGGCTTGCCGAGCAGCTCGGCCACCTCGGCGACCCGTGGCCCGTACGTCGGCCGCTTTGGATTTCGGGGCGTCGAGAATCGGGGTGGACAGTCGGAGGAGGAGCGCGGTCGTCGAGTCGTCATTCTCACTCCCGCCGGCCAGCGCAACGAGCGTCGCGCGCAATTCACGGGCTACCGCGGCGGTCGCCAGCCCGGCACCGTCGTCCAGCGCCCTGGCGAGGGTGTATGCGGCCGCTGCGAGGGACTTCTGCACCCCTTCGAGCGGTCCCATGGCGGCCACGTCGGCCCGCACGGTCTCCTCGACCGTCTCGCCTGTCACGCTCCGTGCCCCCCGTCTGACCGGCCACACACAACGCACGACTGCGGCGGGGTCAAGGCGGCTCCCTGGTCAGAAACCGCGGAGTGCGGCGAGCAGGTTGGGGCGCCAGACCTCACCAGCGCCGCGGACAGCGGTTACCGTGGCGCCGGGGTAGGCGCCACGGCGGACGACAGCGACGTGGTCCAACATCGCTCTCAACCTCTCGACGCGGGTGCGGGCGGGATTCCAGCGGGAGCCGCCGGGGACCTCGACGAACCCGACGCTCAGGGCGAGCGGGACCTTCGCGGTCGCGAGCGCGATGACCTCGTCGCCGAGCTCGGTCGGCGGGACGTGCCACGCGCCACGGAGCCTGCTCGCCTGGTCGTCGAGCTCGACGGTGACGCCGATCGGGAGCTCGGCCATGCTGCGCGGGTGGGTAGCGGTGAGCGGCACGGCGGCGGGGTCGACGCCAGTGAAGGCGCCGCGCACGAACACCTCGACGTAGCGGTGCCCGTACTCGCGGATGTCGGCTTCCTCGCCGAAGACCATGAGCGTGCCTTCGAGCGACCTGCCATCGGAGCGCACTTCGAGCTCGGCGAGGTCGACGGCGCGGGTAAGGATTGTCATGCAACACCTGCCAGTTGTGGTCGCGCTGTGCCGGCCGGAATCGGCTCCCAATCTTCGAGCTCGCGAATCTGCTCGACCGTCATGAAGCCGTTCTTCAAGCCGAGCTCATAGGCCTGGTAACGGCTCAGCGTGTCGGTGCGGAGCAATCCTGCCGCATTGAACTTGACGTAGGTGCCGCGTGGCATGGCCCTTGTCAGTTTGCGCTCGAAGCGGGTCAGCCATGGCGCGGCCGCGTATTTGAGCAACGACAGGTCCCGTTGCTCGACATTCGCGTACGTGAGTGACGCGCCGGATTCGCTGGCGACCATCTCGGGCGGCACGGCGAAGATGCGGCAGATTTGCGCCACGGTGAATTTCTGCGTTTCGAGGAACTGACTCTCTTCGGGCGCGATGGATATCGGCTGGAATTTGGTCCCGCCGCCGAGCACCGCGATGTCACGCCGGTTGCGGCGCATCGCCATCCACCGCTCATGCGCGGCGCCGGCCTGCTCATCGGTGAGGAATTGGTCGCTCACCAATATACCGCTCGGGGTGGCGGCGTCGGCGAAGTATTGGCCTCCGTATTTCTGCGCGGCCAGTCCTAGGCCGATGCTCCCGGCGGCGTATGCGATAGGCGACAGTCCGAGCGGGTTACCGGGGAAGGGGTAGCCGCGCAGGTGCCAGAGGTCGTCGTATTCGATGCGGCGGCCGTCGAGGCGCCATTCCGTGCTGCGGTCGGCGAGGATTTTCACGCCGATACGGTCAGGGTGGAGCAACTCGATTTGCGCGGGTCGCATCGAAGCGCCGGCCCGCGCGACGATGAGCCCGAACGTGTCCCCGCGCAGCAGTGCGGACGCGAGGCCGGCCCAGAGCCACTCGGGCATTTCTTCGAGGTCCGCGCTCGGCCGGTTGAGCAATACCGGCGGCGGGTCGAGCGGTTCGCGGGAGCCGGCCCGGAAGGCATGCAGCGGCAGGGTGGAGACGACGTCGCACAGCAACCTCACGCAGCCCCAGACCGCGCTGAGGCGTAGCGCGCTGTCGGCGTTGACGACCTCGCCCGCGGTGCGGCGGTCCTCGGCGTCCTCGGCGAGCAGCTGGGAGAGGGTCAGCGCGGCCCGGTCGTGCCGCGGCGTGAACGAGGCGAGCCAGTCGCGCCAGCCCATTTCTCAGCCCCGCACTCCGGTGTCGACGACGAACGCGGTCGGCTGACTCAGCTGGATATCGGCCCGCAGGTAGGCGAGGAACGCGTATTGCAGGTTGTCCGCGAGGAAACGTTCCCGGAGGAACTGCAAATTGAACTCGGTGCGGATGCCGACCATCAGCTGGTCCCACTGCGCGGTGTAAATCTCGGACGTGTCGGTCGACGTGCCCACCGTCAGGTTGATCGGGACCTGCTTGCTGGTGAGCATCGGCAGCATGTTGGCCGGCGGCGTGAGGTAGGCGTTCGTGGTCGCTTCCTTGAGCTTTGACAGCGAGGTCGACGAGCGCGGGGCTTGGATGTGCGCGTTCGGCTCGAAGTTGGCGTTCAGGACGGTTCCTTTCGCGTCCAGCCACCAGTCGTAGTTGGTAATCGCGGTGCCGTTCGCGCCGTGCGCGGTGAGCGTCACGCCGGTCTGATTCAGCACGCCGCGCGGTTCGGGTGCGGTGCCGGACCCGCGCAGCGCTACCCGGTCGAGCTCCAGCGCCAATTGCGCGGCGAAAGAGCGGGCGATGACATCCTCGGAGGACGGGTCGGCGTCGTCGAAGAGCTCGACGCTCAGCTTGACCAACCGGACCAGGGTCCGGGCCGTGAATGTCACCGAATCGAAGACCATGTCCTGGTCGGTAATCACGGCGTTCTCCGCTTTCCAAGCGGGGCTGTTCTCCGTCGTCAGCCTCGCGAGTTTCAGCGTCGCCGCAGTCATCGGCACCGTCACGGCGCCGGCCTGAAATACCCGGGTCGCATTTCTCGCGAGGTCGATGACCCGGGCGGATAGCGGGGTCGGCACCAGGTGACCACCTGCGGTCAGCGTGCCCTCGGACAGCACGCGCTCGTGTTCGGCCCCGTCCCAGTTGCCGGTCGCCAGCCCGCGGAGATAGCGGTCGAACGAGAGCGGCGGGTCGTCGGCCTTGACCAGCCCGCGGGTGCGCGTCCAGCCCTCGACGCTCTGCTCGCGGGTCAGCACCGGGCCACGGGTCGGCTCGGCGGCCCCGGCCGGCCGGGCGGCGGCGGCACGCAGCGCCGCGATTTGCTCGTCGCGCAGCTCATCGAGCTCATCGCTCGCTTCGCGCTCATCGGCGACATGGCCGCGGTGCTGCGCGAGCTCGTCGCTCGTCAGGTCGCGCTCTTCGGTCGCGGCGCGGAGCAAGATCTCGTCGGCGGCGGTGCGCGCTGCGGCGCGCTTCTCGGCCAGCCGCTCTTGCAAAGTCATGGGCCGTACCCCCGGGGGTATTCAACGGGTGTGACGGCCCGCGGCCAGTGTAGCGGTACCCGCACCCGGTAGCCGTAGGCCGTCACGCTCAACGGCTTCCGGGGCGGGGGTCAGTTGAGCGTCGCCTCCGTGTGGCCTTTGAGCCAGCTGCGGGTCGTGTGCACGAGCACGTGCCCGCACACGGTCAGCCACACGTTGTGACCGTCGGTGTCGGCCCGTGCTTCACCGCGGCCGGCGGCGTCGTCGAGTGCGTCCGCGCACGTCTGCTCGTCCGCGCCGGTCTGGTCGGCGACGGAGACCACCCCCAGGTAGGCCAGCAGGTGGCGCTCCCGCTCGCTCAGCCAGTCGGTCATCTTGTCGTCGCTCACGGCGAGCTCCTCTCGGCGACGGGCCGGTACTCCCGGCGCGTCCGGGTACAGCGCACCACGCAGCCGAGCAGGTTCGCCGGCAGGACGTGCGCTCGCCGGCACCACGGGCAGCGGATGACGTAGCCGAACGCGCCGACCGT